AAATGCTGTTATAGAATTTACAGGAACGATTGCAGCTAACTCAACTGTTTATGTAGCAAGTGGAATTGAAAAAACATATACAATTAAAAATAGTACAACAGGTGCATTTACATTAGCATTAAATCAAGTAGGTGGATCTTCTGTTATTTGGGGAACAACAGATAAAAAAATTAAACAAGTTTATTTAGATGGAACAAATGCAAATACAATTGATCTTAGCACATTAGGTGGATCTGTTAATACTAGTACAGCATTAGCCGGAGGAATAGTAACCTCTACTCAAATTGCATCTTTTGCAGTTACGTCTACAGGATTAGATACAGCAGCAGTTACATCAGTTAAGATTGCATCAGCAGCAGTAGGTCCTACTCAATTATCAAATACATCAGTGACTGCGGGATCATACACATCTGCTTCTATTACAGTAGATGCTCAAGGAAGAATCACTGCTGCATCTTCTGGATCAGCAGGTGGGGGTGGATTTCAGCCTACATTTGTAGCATCTGGTCCTGCCTCTGGTACTTATACCGCATCTCCAACAGCAAATAGAGTTGCTGCCTATATGATAGCAGGTGGAGGAGGAGGAGGAGGAGCTAGTGCAAGATCAGGTGGTAATGGCGGTACAGGTGGTTTTGGTTTTTTTTCATCTCCAATTACTCAACCATATTCAAAAGCATATGCTATAGGTGCTGCTGGTAATTCTGGACCAGGTGGTTCGGGTGGAAATACAACGGGTGGTTCTGGTGGAAATACAAGTATAACAAATTATGCTACAGTTAATGGTGGAGGAGGTGGTAATTCTGGAAATCCAGGTAGTTCTGGAAATGCTGGTGCTGATGGAACTGCTCCTGGAGCAGCGTTTACTTATCCAACAACATTTAAAAGTTTAGGATTTACTGTATCTGGTTATGGAGATGGAGGACAAGGTGGACCTGGAAGTTCTCCATATAATGCTCCTGGAAATGCTGGCTCAGTTGGAGCCTTATTAATATATGAAAACATAGGTACTTAAAATGGCTTATTATGTATTTTTAAAAGATAAAAATTTAAAAGAAGGTAGTATTTGTAAAATAACTTCGGATTTAAGTTATTTAAATATAAATCAATCTGATTATAAAATAATAGAAAATAATTTAGAAAATTATAATGATGTCTTATTAAGAAAGAGATATCCTTTATATTATAATGAAAATAATATAAATTTTATAGATCAAATTAATTTATTTGATATAAAAGAAGATTTAAATAATTATGTAATACAAGTTAAAAAAACATTAAAATTATTCACAGATAATAATTTAACCAATGCGTTATATACACCATGTATTAATTATTATAATTATTTAGATAAAGAATTTGATATTAATTTAATTAATTTTCCATTAAATATTAGTTTAGAAGAATACCTAAGTTTAAAAAATATTAATTTTATAAATCCCCTACAAATACCTTAAAAAAATTATATCCTTTACAAATATCTTAAAAAAGGTTATTTATATAAGATGTTTGAGAAATTTATTGAGTTTAGTGCACATGAAGATTATTTTGCATTAAATGAAGATTATCCTAGTCCTATAAAATTAAATATACCAGAATGGTATAAAAAATTGGAACATTCTTTAGAAAAAAAAACCGTAAAAGGATGTATGCCTTTTTTAGATTCGTTAACTGCTGGTTATTTATTAAAAATGCCACAAGATTTTTATGTAAAACATAATGTAGATAGTAAAGATGAAAAAGATAATAATGTTAAAGATTCTTTCCAAACATTTGGAATGCACGAAATGTCACAATTACTTCATGCAAAACACATTAATTTAAATTCTGAAATTAATGTTCATCCAATAAAGCAAATGGAAGGATCGCCTTTTATTGATAAAAATAAAAATTTACCTTTTTATAAAATAATGAATCCTTGGAAAATAAAAACACCAAAAGGGTATTCTTGTCTATTTGTATCTCCATTAAATAATTCTGATGATCGTTTTTTTATAATTCCAGGAATTGTAGATACGGATGTTCATCCAATTGAAATAAATTTTCCAATTGTTATAAATGGAGATAAATATCCTATTTTAGAAACAACAATTAAAAAAGGAACACCTTATGTTCAAATAATTCCTTTTAAAAGAGACTCTTGGAAAATGATTACAAAACCAGGAAAACAAAAAGAAATACAAAACTCTAGACTTTTTTATGGATTAAAGTTATTAAATATCTATAAAGATAAATATTGGAATAAGAAATCATGGAAATAAAAAATTTTATAAAAATATACGATGAAGTATTACCATTAAATACATTATCTAATCTTATTCGTTTTGCAAATGTTTCAATTTTTGAACAAACAAAAATAGGGGGACTTAATGAAGGGGATGCAGTAGTTGATTTTAATATAAGAAAGACGTATACATGTGAGTTATCTAATTTAAATAAATCTTTATCAAATGTTCATTGGTTTAATTTATTACATTTTTATGTTAATAAAAATTTACAAAAATATAAAATAGATTTAAATATAATAGATTTCGAATATAAATTTATTCAAAATATTGAAATTTTAAAATATAAAGATGAGGGTTTTTATACTTGGCATGTAGATCATTTTGCAACTATTCCAAGAACAATGAGTTGCATATTATTATTAAATAATGACTATGTTGGTGGTAATCTTTGTTTTAGAAATCCTAATGGATCAGGTGAATGGGAAGTAGAAGTTAAACCAAATAGAATGATTATTTGGCCAAGTAATTTTTTATATCCACATACAGTTAAACCAGTAACGAAAGGGACAAGGTATTCAGTTGTAGCATGGGCACTATAAAAGATTTTAAATATAAATTAGTAAAAAATTTTTTAACAAAGGAAGAAATTAAATTATTAACTGATTATTGTAGAATTAAACATAGATTTAATTTTAATTCATTTGATTTTATTCAAAATAATAATGGAGATACTCATTTTTATGGAGACCCTTTGATGGAATCATTAATGATTAATAAATTAGAACTAATGCAAAAAGAAACTTGTTTAGAATTATTACCAACATATGCATTTTGGAGAATGTATACTTTAAATGCAGATTTAAAAAAACATAAGGATAGACCAGCCTGTGAAATAAGTGTTACAGTTATGATTGGATCGGATGGAAATAAATGGCCAATTTATATGGATGGAACAGAAATTAATATGGAACCAGGTGATGCTACAATATATTTAGGATGTGAAATAGAGCATTGGAGAGAAGAATTTAAAGGAGACTGGCATGCTCAAACATTTTTACACTACGTAGATAAAAATGGTTTAAATAAAGAATGGTTTAAAGATAAAAGATTATTATTCGGATTACAAAAATGAAATTTAAACAATACGATAATGGATCTTGTGATATAGAATTTTCTTGGAAAGAAAGATTAATTCTTTTAAGAAAAGGAAAATTACATTTGTCAGATGAATATCTAAGACATTTTGGAAATAATATTGTTAAAATAGTTGCAGAATGGAATATGAAATTTAATGATGAATTAAAAAACAAAAAAACATTTTTAGATTCTAAAATAGAAGGAAAATAATATTATAGATGAAGACGACTATATTAAATAATATTTTACCAAATAATATTAATTTAGAAATTATTGATATTTTAGGAAACCATCCTTTTCACATAGCCTTTGATAATAATAATAAATCAAGATATCATAATTTATTTTTAGGAAAAAGTAATGGTTTTAATATAATTACAATAGATCAAGGAAAAATAATTTATGATTCTATTTTAAATATATATGGAAATATAATATCAGAAATTATAAAAAATAAATTAAAATTGAATAATTATTTAATAGAAAGATTATATTGGAATTTATATTTAAATAAAAATAATAGTGAACTGCATACAGATAGGGAATCTTCTAATTTTATATCTATTGTATATAATTTACATACTACAGATGGGGGCACAGAAATTGATGGAAAATTTTATCCAGATGTTATAGGTCAGGCTAAAATATTTAAAAGTAATATCTTACACAGAGGAATCGGAACAATAAAAGATCATGTAAGATTTAATTTAAACATAATTTTAAAAGATAGTACTATATAATATATAGTAAATGTTTCATCTTAAACAAACATAGGATATATGGTACTTTATGTTTTTAAAAATACTCACAATCTTTTAGATATATTAAATTAGTGGTATAATAACCATAAATATGCCGTTAAAAAAGATAGCATTAAAATCAGGATTTAATAAACAGGCTACCGCTTCACAAGCTGAAGGAGAGTGGATTGACGGAGATAATGTACGCTTTCGTTATGGATCTCCAGAAAAAATAGGTGGTTGGGAACAGATTACATCTAAACTAATGGTAGGGGCAGTTAGAGCTCAATGGTCGTGGACCGATTTAACTGGTAGACGATACGCAGCTCTTGGGACTAATAAATGTCTTTATGTATATGATGGAGATGACATTTATGATATTACACCACTTGATTCAACTAGAGCGTTAGCTTCTTGTACATATACTTCTATAACAGGATCAGCAACAGTTACTGTTAATAAAAACTCACATGGGTTATTAGTTGGAGATTTAATTAAATTTACAAGTGCCACGACTCCAGGACCTACTACAACTGGATACACATCAGCAAGTTTTACAACAAATATATTTGAAGTTGTTACTGTACCAACATTAAATACTTTTACTATTACTATGGCAACAGTTGAAACTGGAACTGGAGTAACTACT